CGATCTTATTGTAAACAATCGTTTCCTCGAGTAGTTCACCTTTCGGTGATCTAATCTTGAGTAAATAGTCGTACCACTCTTTAGGTAGAAGTATTTGGCAAACCTTCAACGATATACTGTCAGAGGCTGCTGCTAAATCTAAAGTGGAGTACTTGTCAAAAATCGACCCTAAATAAGCTAAGTATTGATTCTTCTTCTGGGAGTCAATGTTAACATCCCATCGCATTAAGCGACGACGGATAAAACCATCAACCCCAAGTTGAAGATACAAATTCAAACTTGGCTCGATTGCGATTGAACGCTCAGTAAGAGCATTCTTTGGAACGAAGGTGATACGATTGCCAGGGACTATGTGAATAACTTCCCTCCAGAATGTGCGCCAGTCGATAATTTCGTGTTTAGCTATAAAAAACTTTTCACGGTAATCATCTTCTAATGCGCCCATCCATCTGGGATCACTTAGTATAGCTTGTCGGGCATGCCCGAAAGCGCCTGGAGTACACGAATAAGGCCAATTCTCATACTTATAATAATTTGAGACTTGATCCTCTAAAGTGTCCAGGTTAGATCCGGGTCCATGACGTGACCATTCCGTCAATTCAGCTTCTTCAGGTAGGAAATCACCTAATAAGCTGCTCAGATACGACTTAGCATGAGTTAAAACATTACTCATCCACCGATCGTCAGCCCAAGTTAAGTTAGTATAAAGATGTTCATTATACTCCCAACACGCATGTTCCGCTGCTTTAAACTTCTTAATAGCAGTAGTTCGACGCGCCTTCTTAGAAGAAGGAAACTGGTACTTTTTTAGGAGGGAAGTTAACTGATAAATTGCTCTTACGGATGCAAGAGGTCTATCATTGAGATAGGTACTCTGTATACCCCAATCCTCGGATAATGCGAGATATGCATTGAAGTCACGTGCTCGTATGACTCCTACAATTCTCCGGTGTTCACCATCGGTGAGGAGGTAACTAAGGTCCGCGGTTAAAGCCCGCAGTGTCTTCCAAGCGTAATCGCCTGGTAAACGCAGCTTAATCTCGTTAATAAGGTCAAGCTTCTTTTTCTTCTTGGATTTAGTGTTGTTTCTCACAACGCCTCCATTTTCGAATAGTTGATCTTTAAGTCATCAGATATAGAACTAAGATTAAATAAATCAATCCTAGCACTACATCTATAATAACGCGTAATATGATGTATTTTTCAATCATATTAGACGACTAACTTATCCTGCAGGTCAATCATAAGAACGTGGTCAAGAACCGCAATCTGGTGTTGACGAAATTCCAGCTTTTCAGCCGTTGTCATACCTACGGGCAGCGAGAATGCTGTTTCTGCAGAAGCGACTTGTGTAAGTTGAGACACACCATCAACTCCGTCCACAACATGTGCACGGCGTGATTTTACGGTGGTTCGTCCTACGCCCTTAAAATTTCCGTTAGCCTTAGGCTGAGTACGGTAAAATGTCAGGGTGTCTTCCAACTCGATGGAGTGATTCGGACCCGTGTAAATACTTCTACCCGGGTAGTCTTCGGCTCGTTCGTAGAGCTGGTCTTCAGTGGTATCGTTGTTCAGAGTATCGACGGCGATAGTAAATGCTGATGGAATCATGGATGTCTCCAGTACGGGTCACTACTTGCGGTAATTGCTTAATAGCTTTTTACCGATTATAGTAAGGTCCAATAGTTTAAGTGCAGATAAATTAACCGCTACTTGCGGCATTGCACTAAGAGTAGGATTTGTAACACGATCTTTTGTATTACTGGTCACAATTTCAAGATTATCACTGATAGTAAAAACGTCAGTGGTTCTCCCAGAAACTGTATTATGACCTCCTGTTAACATTCTCGAAGTACTTACTGAATCTTCTAGTACGTACCACGAGGCCAGTTGCTTAAACCCTAAATTAGGAGTCCAAGCACAAACATAGTCAGATAAATTGAAGAACCAGTTAACGATAAATGACCAAGGAGTTATCTCCAAGGCTGTTTCAACGAATTGGTCCATTCCCCAATTGCGAAATTGGGATCCGGCAACGTCTGTTAAGACACCTGCTCTAACTGAAACCGTGCGAGAGATCGCGCGCGTACAATGAGTCGTAAGCGTTGAATCCACGACGTGTTCATCACTTTGGACATGTGTTACAGTGTCCTCAGCAAATCCTCTGAATGTCTGACGCATACTCTTCTCTAGTTTGGCATTATATGCCTCTTGGATATTTGTAGCATCAATCATCATTGGACGTAAAGCATACCTAAGTTCCATATAGCGATCTTGTAACTCTTTGAAGCTAATCTCCTGACGGAGATGCGCCCAATCGAGACGCTTAGCGGCACGGATATTCCGTAAAACACGCGCAGCGATGTCAGCAAGACCAATCATGGTCTTTTGGCCTTCAGCGCCCATCATTAATACTCCAGCATTTGCATTCGAAATGTTTGCATGTGCTTTCGTAACTGCAGAATCAATAAGATATTCTACATTGATGTCGGTTGAAGCTGTCGTTAGGTGTGGAGGGCTCCAAATTGAAGCATCCACAGCCCCATTCCAGGTAGTACCATCACCATCAGCTTCTAAAAGCTGGCGGTCAAATGTAGCAAAACCTTTGCTAAATGTGCTTTCGGACGCAGAACTCATAGCGTTATTAAAAATCTCGCCTTGAGCCATACGTTTACGAAAGTCAGGCACAACTTCGTCATACATGTGTCGGGTAGATGCACCCATAACCATAGAACAATCTCTACGATAAAGGAGACTAGGTACGAACTTAGTCATTCTATGACTCTCGTACGTATCGCTAATCGTTTCACCTGCAACATCATCTTGACGTAACCTCATAATAAATCTCCTTTAGTGGAGGCTTATTATAGGTCATGGAAAACAATAAGCCCGTTGGCTTGGACTTATGTTGTCCATAACTCTTTAGATAAATAAGCGTTTGCTCTTTATCTACGGAAAGACATTCTTACGAATGTGCTTCGGTTACAAACCGAGAGCTACCCCCACAAGG